AAAAAATAAAAAATTTAATTTGGTTCAATCAACCTGAAAAACTAAAACCAATTCTTTTAGATTTATATAATAGGTCAGAAGAGTCCAAGTTAACACAAGATGAAATAGATGCTTTGGATAATTCAAATTCTCCTAGTGAACTAAATCCATTTGCAACTATTAGTGAAGTTTACAATATATTAAATGGCACAAGTATTACCTTACCTACTTTTGCAGATAATGCTTCAGCAATATTAGGAGGTTTAGAGACAAGTAGGTGGTATAAAACCCCAGCAGGTGATTTAAAAACAGTAGTGTAATGGGACAGGAAAGTTTAGAAAAAATAAATATTGTAAATTACTTATTGCAATGGGAACAAAACCTACTAGAAGAAAATGATAAACAGTATTTGAAAGATCATTTTATGTTAGGTGACGGGGGAGATAATAGTAAGATTGAATTCTATCAGCTTTATATAAAAACTTTTTCAATGAAAAATTGTGAATTATCAGAATGGGTTTGGAAAAAAATAAATGGGACTTTAGGGAATCCTAAGAGGTGTGATATAGAAAAAATGAAACCATTTAGAGATTGTCCTCCACAAAATATAACAAATATATATAATAAATACGACTGGACACAAATAAGTTGGTAAATAAAAAACAAAATGAGTACAGGGATAGAAGTAAAAAATTATAAATTAAAAGCCTTACCTAATAAGCCTATACCAAATGCTATATTATATATAAAAGCAGACGGAGATTCAGCTATTTCTACGTATATAACAGATGTAAATGGAATACCTTACCCTTTAAAAGATGATGCTCCATCAGGAGGAGTACAAAGTATTTTTAATACAGATGGTACTATCTCTGTAATAGGAACAACTGATGTTAAAGTTAGCATTCAATCTAGTATTTTAAACACAATAAATTCTGCATTACAACCAGGAGATTTACCAAATACAAAAGCTGAATTTAATTCTCAATTATCTGATGGAAATTTCTTATTTGTCGGAGATGTAATACCATATACAGATGAAGAAGCACAGGACGCTGTAGGTAATATATTTACAGATACTAATACTATTAGTATAACTTATGATGATTTAACTCCAAGTATATCTGTGGATGTAAAACCAAATTCAATAACACCAACTGAGTTAGCAGATAACATAAACTTAACAGAGTTTATAAATAATGCAGGTTTTGAAAACACTTCTCAATTAAATACTAGAGATACAAACAATAGAAACAGAGTTAATCATACAGGAACACAAACCATTTCAACAGTTGTTAATTTACAGAACTCTTTAGATGAAAAATTAGACAAAGATGGCTATATTGGAACTGCTCAGACATTATCAGATGCAATTGACGCAATTTTTGTTCCAGATCAATTAATTTCAGGTGTTGCCCCAACTAGATCTGTAAATACATTTACTTATCCAGCACTAGGTTATACAGCATTAATTTCTAAAACACTAAGAACTAATCCTTCTTCATTTGTCACAACCATAAGTGCTGCGTCAACTACTAATCATAAAAGAGTCGATTTAATTTATTTTAAGCCAGACAACACTTTGGCTAAATTAATAGGTACAGAGGATTTAATAATAGCTCCAATACCAGATGTGCCAAACGGATCTGTAGGTGTTTCTTTTATAAATGTTTTTGGTAATGTGATCGACACTCCAACTCCTATTACAGAAGAAATTTCTATTCAGGATTATGGTGGAGTAGAGAGGTTTAGAATAACGAATTATTTACGTTTTAAAGGAGTTTCATTTGATTCTACCGCCAAGGCATTAATCACAGATCCTTTAGTGCCTCTATCTGCTTTTTTAGACGCAACAAATGGGGACGATATTACAGGAACCGTAGAAAATTCAAACAAGCCTTTTAAGACTATTCAAGCATTACTAATTTCTTTACCTCCAACGGCAGGAGAGACATACACTATATATATAGCTTCGGGAAATGTTTCTTTTACAAGAAAAGTACAGCCTAGAAATTTACGATGGGTAGCATATACAACGACTAATTTAGATTTTACTAATGTTTTAGAAGATGATGGAATCACAAATGCTAAAAATGTATATAAAGAAAATGTATCTAATGTTTTTACTTGGACTTTTGAGAATGAAAATATTTCATTAATAAGTAATTATGTAGGAGAGAAATCTCTTCAAAACAATACGTTAGGTATAGCTTTAAAAGGAACTCTTAATTTTATTGATTGGAGATCTACAAGAGAAGCTTCTTATGCAGGAGCTATAAGATTACCTTTAGGTACAGATTTAAAAATTCTATCATTATACGATTCTCCTCAGGAAACACTTATCTTTCAAACAAATCCAAATGATAAAATTAAAATTAAAATACAGAGTTGGTTTATACAGTATTCCAGAGGTTTATTTTATCATTATGGAAATGAAATAGATTTAGAAATTGATAATATTACTCAATTGGGATCAACCCCAGTAAATGCAATAATAAGCTCGGGTCAGTATAAAGTGCCTTCAATGAGTGTAAAAAATATAAATATAGAATTGGGGTTTTATCCTTTTGCAAAAGACATTACATTTAATGGCAATATATTAGGAGGATGTAATGTAATATTTGATGGTTCGGACATAGTAAGAGGAACTATAATAAGCGACAATTACCATACGAGATCATATCACATAAGGCCAACTTATTTTAAAGATTTCACTTGTAAGATAGCTGAAATAGGATTAGGGGAACAAGGTCAATTGACATTTGAAAACTGTAACATAGAGACAAATACTTGGCTAGCAGGTAGAGTTACTGGGCATGACATAGAGAATTGTATACATTTTACAGGAGGAGCAAATACATTAAAACAGATAAACACATCTGTAAATTTATTTAACACATTCACTTCACCAACGGCAGGATTTAAACCAATCATGATTGACTTGGTTAAACTGAATACAAATGCCTTGTCTTATGGCGTGGGTACAAATTATATTCAGACCCAAAGTACATTCAAAGAAAGGTTAAATGAATTAGTGGTAAGAAGTAAGGTGGATTTAGTAAACAAAGTGTTAAGTTCAACTGTAACCTATGTAATTGATGCTAATTTAGTTTTATTGACGGGTGAGTATATACAGGTTCCAATAGGTGGTCTTACTTTGGCTGGTTACGGATTTGATGTAAGCTCTATAAGTAAAAATGTTACAGGAGAGAGTATATTTATAAGTCCTGTTGGAAATTCAGGAAATTTTGTAACAAGAGATGTCATGTATTCTCCTGGGTTAGGTTCAGTGTTTAATTTAACAGATTCTAATGGAACACATGCAATTGAATTTAATGATGTTAACTTTCAAGGTGTAACAGGATCTTCTTTAGGTATTTTAAATGGATATCGCCAATTCACAGGGACTACTTGTGGATTTTACGGATTATCTGATGGATTAACATTAGAAGGAATTTGGAGTGGTTTTAAATTAACAAATAGTAACGTTATTGGTTTTGGAGCTTCTGGCACTTTATTTAAAAAAGGAACCACTACCTCTTTTACAAATAGATTTTATATAGATTTGAATATTCAAATAGCCACAGGATCTAAAATTTGTGATTTTGCTGAAGTTAATTTAGTAAATAATAAATCTCTACAAGTCGTAAATTGTTATAATAAAGTAAATGGAATTATTGATCCATCTACAACAGCCATAACCTTTCCAAATATAACCCCCTTTTCAGCAAAATCATATTTTGTTAATAATATTGGAATAACTAATTCAAGATATGTTATTGAAAATGGTGTTGCTTCAAATGAAGCAGTTGCTGTTGGACAATTATCTGATACAATATTATCCTCAGCTTCTACATTAACATTAAGTAATAGTTCAAGAGTAATGTATTATACATATACTGGATCTGCCCCTGCAACTTGGACTATTCCACCAATATCTGGTAATTCAAAATTAAGACTGGTCATGTATAATACAGGCACTGGTGTTGTTACAATTAACACTAATACTGGTGGTGATGATATTTATGACTCAAGTAGCTTAGTCAATACAAGTATTTTGAACCCAGGGACTAGAATAGAACTTTTTAATAATTCTGCAATATATATAATGTCTTAATCAAACAATGAGAAACTTTCTAAAATTTTTACTTTTAATTACTTTAATAAATGTTAATGCGCAAACGCCTCGATCTGGAGGCATAAATAACATACAAGCAACTATTTTAAATACAGTGCACGACAATTTTGTTGGTGTTCAAACGACTAATTCAAATGCTTTTGCTGTATATGATTTTACTACTAATTTTAATTACTACCTAGGTTTAAAAAACACTGATAACTTAGCTGAAGGAAGTAGTAATAAATACTTTAATAATACACTAGCAAGAAATGCATTTTCAGCAGGAACAGGTTTAAATTATTCCGCAGGAGTTTTCAGTTTAGATAGTGGAACCCAGGGAATACTATCAGCTGTAGCAAACAAATTTAATATACCAAATGGAACTAATTTACAATATCTCAATGGATTAGGAAATCCAATTAATTTTCCAAGTATTCCTTCTGCACAAATAAATTCTGATTGGAATTCAAATTCTGGATTATCTCAGATACTAAACAAACCTTCATTGTTTAGTGGCGCTTACCTAGATTTAACAGGAAAACCAATAATACCTACAGATAATAACCAATTATTAAATGGGAGTGGGTATGCTACAGGAGCTTCCACAACAATTTTTACAAATAAATCTGGAAATATTTCACAATGGACAAATAACAGCGGGTACTTAACTTCTATTACAAGTGGACAAATATCAACTGCATTAGGGTTTAATCCTTTAAGCAATTCAAGGAATTTAACTATAAATGGACTAAGTCAAGATTTAACGGCTGACAGGTCATGGACAGTAGGAGATGTTACAACATCAACTTTAATGAGTAATCTATTAACTAAAGAAAATATAATTACATCAGGAACAGTATTCCAATATTGGAGAGGAGATAAAACTTGGCAAACACTAGATAAAAATTCAGTAGGATTAAATAATGTAGATAATACTTCTGATTTAAATAAACCAATAAGTACAGCCGCACAAACAGCATTAAACGCCAAGCAAAACACTTTAGTAAGCGGTACAAATATTAAAACTGTAAACGGTAATACACTTTTAGGTTCAGGAGATTTAACTATAGGTAATACTTACACAGCAGGTACAGGAATATCTATAGCAAGCAACGTTGTAACAAACACCGCTCCTGATCAAACAATAACATTAACCGCAGGAAATAGAATATCAATAACAGGCACTTATCCAAATTTTACAATAGGTTATGTTGAGCCGACAATAAATACGCCAGTTGTAAGAACGCTTAATAGTAATTTTACTATAAGTTCTACAAAACAATCAATTGTCAGTTATACTTTAACAGTTATAGTGACAAATCCACTTTTAGCAGGAAGTTCAACAGCAAATGTATTTTTAGAGTATTCAACTAATGGAGGAACAACTTGGCTCTTACCATCACAAAATGGAAATTTAAGTTCTGTGGCATTAGCGGTAGCAGTAGCAATAACCAGCGGGCAAACAACCACAGTTAACGGAATTATACCAGCAAACGCTTTAGTTAGACTAAGAACATTAACAACAGGAACAGCATCGGTAACGTACGTAACAGGTACAGAAATATATTAAAAAATGGCAAAAAATTGTGGTAATAAAGTAAGTAATACCTGCGGAACAAGGAGCTACTCGGCATGTGTAGATTTTGAAGGAACCCCCAACTCACAATCAGAATTAGTAGAAGAAACATGTTTAGATCAAGAACAAGTGACACAAGATTTATATAATCAAGTAGAAGAAATAAAGACCGAAATAGATTTATCAGCTTTAGGAGAGTTATGTCTTTCATATACATTAGAAGACGGAAAAATAATTGTAAAAAATGTTTTAGCTAAATTTGAAGAGGTTATTTGTGATTTGCAGACGAGAATTACAGAGTTAGAAACCGAATCTATTTGCAGTAAACCTATTGGAGAATGTCAAGATGTCATAGGATGTTTAGTAGATCCTTGTGATAATTCCATATTAACTCTAGGAGATTGGATGAAAGCAGTAACAGAGAAAATTTGTACAACACCTTAAAAATATAATCAAATGGCTTGCCAACCCTCAATTACACCCATAATTACAGAAGATGAATGTCACGGAGAACATATAGACACAACATGTGTAATCAAATCTGCGGCTATAACATACCTATCATTACCTCCAAATTCAACATTAACAGAAATATTAAATGCTTACTTACTTTCATTAGTAGACGCAAGAAACAGAATAACTGTTTTAGAAGCACAAGGAATTAATTTTGAAACAAGAATAACCGCGTTAGAAAACGCATAAAAACATAATATATGTGCAATAGTTGCCAACAAAATAGTTGTGGATGTAGTCCAAAACCTACATTTAGTTTATGTAATCCTCTTTGCCCTCCTGAGCCATGTACATGCCCTGTAGAGATAACTACGGATTGTATTACTTT